GTAGTCGCCGAGTTCGCAGTCGTCGCCGAGTTTGCAGTAGTTGCCGAGTTCGCAGCATTCGCCGAGTTCGCAGTCGTAGCCGAGTTTGCAGTAGTTGCCGAGTTCGCAGCCGTCGCCGAGTTTGCAGCCGTAGCCGAGTTCGCAGCCGTAGCCGAGTTCGCAGTCGTAGATGAGTTTGCAGTCGTTGCCGAGTTCGCAGCCGTTGCCGAGTCTGCAGTAGTTGCCGAGTTCGCAGTAGTCGCCGAGTTTGCAGCCGTCGCTGAGTTCGCAGCCGTAGCCGAGTTTGCAGCCGTCGCTGAGTTCGCAGCCGTAGCCGAGTTTGCAGTCGTAGATGAGTTTGCAGTCGTTGCCGAGTTTGCAGCCGTTGCCGAGTTTGCAGTAGTTGCCGAGTTCGCAGCCGTCGCCTACCTCAATCCCTCTTTGGGCAAATTCTTCCTCTAATTCGGAAATGTTGGTATACTGAAAAGCTGCCCAACCTATCCCATTGACTTGCAAATAAACAGTTTTCATTATCTTATTTTTTATTATTACACAAATTGATACCCGACATAACAATAGCTTCCCCAATTCTCGGCCCCATTTAGTAATGTTTCCTCGCAAAGTTCCGGAACCTGTTCGCCGTTGTTTTCGCAGTACTCGCAAATTTCCTCGTAAGAGTCAAGAAGATCGAGCGCGAAACCATTGACTCCCCGATCCCAGCAAGATCGAGCGCGCAAATAATTAAGACGTGTACGAATTTGATTTACTTCGTCCCTCCAAGAGCTGGAGAGCTTCGCAGCAGAAGCCGCAATATTTTCTGTTTGTGACATGGTAGTAAGTTTTTTTTACCTCTCCTACCCTACCCTATCCTACTATTCAAAATAATGCTAATTATAATTCAGTCGAACTTGAATTGATATTATGTTAAATAGTAGGATGTGGTAAGATTATCAGGTATTTTAATTAATTAATTATAATAATAAGGCGTAGCGTCGATCTGATCGCCATCAATTATGTAGTCGTTATTCTCGTCGTCGACTACCATTTTTACCAATTCCACGCAATATACATCCCGCCAAGCTTCATCGCTATCCCCCCATTCCGAAATATCGGCGGGCTCAAACGCTGACAAATATTCCTTTTTTTTGTTGAAAAAATCGCGTGCCTTAGCTTCGTTTTCACTTGAAAAGACGGAAACCGAATCGGTGTAGCCGGCTTCATTAACAGTAAACAAAGTTTTCATTGTAGTAAGGTTTTAATTAGGGGGGGCTGTTCCCCCTTTTGCTTTATACAAAAATACAACACAATCACATGTTTTCCAAATTTTAATGCAAAAAATGCACCCAAATGCAATAGAAATTTGTTATAACGAAGCGAACAGATATAACGCTTTGTTATGACAGAAAGCGGCTTTACAAATGTAACCGAATTGGGCGCATTTACGCCTGAAAATCACATATATACAGAAATGACCTGAAGCACGAACACTATTGAAAATCGGATAGTATATCGGAACTGGAATCGCCCCCAGATATTTTTTTTTATTTATACAGAAAAAAGCTGAAACGTTGGAAGTATAAGAAAGTTTTTGCATAGACATCAGCCCATGGCAGAATGTGAACGTATAAGCTGCTGCCGGTTCTCTATGTTGTCGAGTGCTGATTGGCCGAGAATCGTAGTAATGTATACAGTATATATTCTTACTGATCTGGGCGCGTGCGTGTGCGTATGTGCGCCCGCGTATATATATTCCTTGTAATACGCGCGTGTGTGCGCGCAGGAAAGCTTTTGGCTTTGATTGTATATCAAGATACAGCGCGCATGCGTGTGCGTGCGTCGTGCGCGTGTATACGTGTGCGCATGTGAATAGCATTTGTATTGATACTTGCAATAGTGAAATTGTATAGGCAATAATTATGTGTTGTTATTACTTTCCTGACGCCAAGAACGAGATACAGGTATAGATAGATCGTTGGTAAACAACCGCCCCCCGGTTCCACCATTGCTAATACTAACTATACATCCGGGGGTTTGTAAATCCGGGGGTGGTGTTATTTTTAGCGATGAGTTATTTTAATCGCATATATGTTTGTTTATTAGCGATTTTTTGCTATCTTTGTGGTTGATAAATCGTACATACTCACTCGTATACCCCAATTTATCATCTCACTTCAAGGCAGGTTTTCCCGTAGTAAGGTTTTTTCCTGCCGTATCCTCGAACTCGGAATATGTCCCCGGATTCGAGGATTTTTTTGTTGTATGATTTATTAAAATTATATTTGTGATATTCTCATAAAAAAAACCTATATTCATGGGGAGTTTGATGGATAAGTTGGTGGAGTTGCGGAGTGTGAAGGATGAGGTTACGGTATGCGAGGCGGAGGTTAGCGCAAGCAGTGGGAATATGCGATTCGATGCGGCTAAAGAGGCATTGGATAGCATGGGCATACTTCGGGATTTGGAGGCGATACGTCGGCAGTTGACCGATCCGTCGACGCAGATGGGAGATTTGGCGAAGCTGAAGTCGAAACTTGATGCCTACATGAAGTTCGTTAACATTTACAAGAGTGCGGGTAGCATTGTGAACAGCAAAGGTATAAGTTTGGGGGACAGCGACAGTGACGACAGTTTTCAGGAAGTCAGCATATCTCTGAAGCGATGAATATCAATTTAGACATACCGCTTAATCCGAAACAAGTGGAAATGTACAATCGTCTGAACGACGATAAGTACAACGAATGCCTGTTTTATGGGTCGAGCCGGTCGGGCAAAACATTTCTGATATTATTCTGGATGATATCCCAATCTGTTATTCGTAAAGCCAACTGCCTGATTTTAAGAAATGTTCTTACTTCATTGCAGACGGGTATGATCCGTCAGACATTGCCTGCCGTTCTGAAATCTATCGCTTCTCACAACGGGCTGAATAAGGTAGAGGATTTGGTTGCGCCGAATGGTAAGCGATTTTGCGTGTACGACAAGAAGGAGAATATACTGCGCTTTTTCAACGGGGCATATATTCAGTTCGGGGCTATACGGGGATCGTCGGACGTATCGAGCACATACGACAAGATACTATCCACTGAATGGGGCCATATCTTCGTAGACGAATGTTCTGAAGTAGACGAGTTGGCTATCGACACCTTGCGGACGCGACTGGCGCAAAAGCTCGACGTGACCAATAAGATGATCTATGCGCTGAACCCGACAACCAAGTCGCACTGGACATACGTCCGCTTCTTTAAGAGGGAAAATCGGGAGGGCCTGAAGCTCGAACCGGCCGTGACGGATCGATTCTTGGTCGTTCATTTTTCGGTGCTGGACAATCGAGAATATCTTTCGGCGGATTATGTAAATACCCTGTCCCAGCTTTCCGCCTTGCAGCGCAAGCGTTTCCTCTCGGGAGAATACAGCGACGAGAGCGAGGGAGAAATATTCGATCATATACCTTGGGGGCCTGTCCCGAGCCAGCTTTTCGACTGCCTGATATATACGGACCCGTCGGCAAAAGATAACGAGTCGTGCGACTACAAGGCATCCGTGTTGCTGGCGTCGGCCGCCGATAAGATATACTTGCTGGGCGTCAAGGCCGTAAAAGGGACTTCGCTGCAAATGATGTACAATATCTTCGAGCTGTTCAAGATGTCTCCCGTTCCGCCGCGCATCGTCATGGAGAAAAAGCAAGTGCCTCTCGACTTCGACACGACTTTCGCCCGATTCCAAAGCGAGACCGGATGGAACTGTCCGCTGACGTGGGATACTCGCAATAACGGGAATAAGTTTATGAATATCGAGTCCACGCTCGAACCCCTCTTTCGCAACGGCCGCTTCATCGTCAACGAGGAACTGAAGGGCTCGCCCGAGGGAGAATTGCTCGTCGAGCAGTTCATATTCTTTTCCCGCAAATACAACAAAAACCGAAAGGACGATATTCCCGACGCTACCGCAAAGGGCGCGTCTCTGTTAAACCGTGAAATGACATCGATGAAATTCACGCAATGGCCCATGTTCTACCGAAGGGGAACCCGAGTAACTTTTTGACGCTATGATACTTTCTCCCATGTATTTTGAAAAAGACCAGCTAAAGCAATGGCTTAGCGCACAACAGATAGCGCAGTTCGAGGGCATGTACTCCGACATCGTACAGACAGCGTACGAGAATGCTTTGGGACTTCTCTATTCCGAGGTAGGTCACATACTCGATCTGGATACCATGCTTTCCGAGACGAATCCCGACAAGAAGGATCCTACGCTGAAATGGGTGCTGCTCGTGATGACCGCCTTCAACATCGCATCCCCTTCGCTCAATGTCTCCGAGCCTCTGCGATACAACTACGAAAAAGTGCTCGCAAAGGTGAACGAGCTCAAAAGCGGCATGAGTTCGATATACGAGGCTCCGACCAAGAGCGAGCCGAACGCACTCCCGCAAATGGTTTCCGTTCGAAACAAGTACATCGGATAAATCCAACTCGTCGATAATTCTTACAACTTCTCCCCTATGGCTAAAAAATTCCATCCGTCCTCGCCGAAGCGGTTCCACCAACCGAAGGTGAACCCGTTCTCCGTGCCTAAGAAAGTGGGAGTCCCCAACCTGGTATCCAGATACCTTTTCAACGACTACTACGTCGAATATACCCCGCAATGGTGGCGCGAGGCTATCGACCGGGCCATCAACTATTCCGATCTGACCTACGTCGATTCGATGTACTCCTTTACGATCCAGTCGTCCCCCTTCCTGTGCTCGCAGATCAACAAAAGGCTCGTCCCCATCAAGAAGATGAGAATCGTTCTCGAAGTAGACGGCAAGGAAGATATTCGGCTTACCGAACTGATCGTTCGCACAAGGTGGTTCGATCAGTTCAAGAGGGCATGCAGCCTGAGCAAGTTCTACGGCGTGGTCGTATTCGGCATAGACCCCAAAACCGATTCGTGGCAGTATTATCCCATGCGAAACGTCGATCTGGAGAACAGGGCCCTCCGGTTCGGAACCTACGAGTATATGAATGTCGTCAATGTGGACGAATACGACAACATATTCTTCTTCAGACCCGAGACGGATCAAGATTTCGGCATGGGACTTCTTCAGCCCATTTCCCGAGCCATGATAGGAATCGTGGAGGCATACAATAACTGGAGCATCCTCGGCAAGCGGTTCTCCTACCCTACTATGGTTATCGGATTCGACAACAACAACACGATTGCCCAGCAATTTGCGTCCGAGCTCGCCCGCAAGGTCGATATTATGGAAACGCCGATCATCCCGTTCTTCTATGACTCGGCGACAGGCGGTAAAAGCAAGTACATGGTCGAGGTGAATCCCGTGCAGACGCAGTCCTATCCAGATGCTTTCCGAGTATTCAAAGAGTACATATCCGAATACCGGTCCGAAATCATGCAGCTCGTAACGGGCGGCACGTTGCTCGGAGCTACCGAGAAAAATACGAATTCCGAGCAACTGGCGTCCATTCACATGGAATTGTATCAAGACATTATCGCCGACGACAAAAAATCGGTTCTCTCGGTGCTCAACGAGGGCGGCGCACTCAAGAAAATAGCCCGCTTGTACGGCGAACCGGCTCTCGAAAGGGCCCGAGCGGTCGAGGTGCCGGACCTGAGCATCCCTATCGACAAGGCCGAAATCATTATGAACGGCGCGGCCAAGATGGGAATACAGCTATCCGCCAATTTCTTTAAGAAAATCGGCCTCGAAGAGTCCGACATCAACACGAAAGTCCGTAATAACTCGTGGAACGAGGTCCTTTCTGCCAAAATCGGCTCCATTTTCGGACGAAGCGGCAACAAAAAGACGACTCCGGACCCCAAAATCCACCCCATCGACCCGAAACAAGCCAAAAATAAGCTGTTATGACCGAAAAACACCTTTGGATACTCGTCGTATCGATGCTCGTATCCGCATTTTTCGCCTCGACCCTATCGCTGGGATGGATTTCAGCCATCATAACGCTCGTGATCGCCGTGTGCTACGCCTTTTTCGAGAAAAACCGAAAGCCCGAGACCTCGGCGAAGGATATGTCGCTCTATGTCTACATTGCGCTGGCCGGAACAATGGCCATGAATGTCCTCGTAAGCTGTTAGGCACGCATGGCTGACATCGGCGATATGATCCGAATGCTCGAAAGGGTAAAAAAGGCGCGCAATAGCTCCGTGCCGCCCAAGATAGCTACGCTGATGCTCCAAGAGACGCGCGAGAACTTCAGAAAAGAAGGGTATACGCAGGACGGAGGCATCAAAAAATGGCCCCAAAGAAGCCACGAATACATGCTCAACTATCCCATACTGGACTATACGGGCCGCCTCAAAAGAAGCCTTACACGCGATTTCTCGCCCCAATTCGCCCGAATCGGAGCAAACGCCTACTACGCGCAGGTACAGCAAGAGGGAGGACGCGCGCATAACGGATTCTGGAGCCGCCGCCCGCCCTACTCTACCGAGCCATTCTCCAGCCGCATCGGCAAAATCATTCCCCGCCCCTTCTTGGGCGTCGGTAAAAAAACTTACGCGGGTGTGCGTAAGATATTTACCGAAGAAGTCAGAAAAGCTATCTACGGATAGCATTTTCTTATAATAAAATTTGTTATCATAAAAAAAACATATAATTTAGTGTCGAAAACCGTGCATCTCGATGATTGGAACGCTTACCGACACATTCGTAGCCGCTCTTAGAGAGGCTCCCGTCGTGACGGAGAACGGTGTAAACGTCTCCGTGATGAACGACGAGGGGCAGGGACTGGTCAATACGCCCCTTCCGGCCGTCGTGGTGCATGTGCGAAACAGCAACAAGCCTACGGTATTTATTCGTGGGGGCATTTGCGATTGGTTCGACGTCTCGCTGAACGTACTTGTCGATTTCGATAACTACTCCGTGACGCCGGACGGCGGAATCCAGACCAAAATGCGTAACATGGCCTACGAGATCCGCCGATACATCGAAAAGGTGAAAAGAGGCCCCCTATTCAGTACGCTGATTGACGAATACGACTTTTTCCCCCTCTATCGGGGAATCGAAACCTATCAAACGGCCGCTTTCGTAGGTACTGTCGGAAAGGACATCGATGTGTTTCGCATTCTGTACCAATGCACGGCGCTCGACAAACAGAGCTTGGAGGACGAATACGTGATGTTCGATTCCAAGCAGATAAATTTGGTTCGAACATGATTAGGCAAATTCTGTCCGACGAGACGATGAACCGAAAAGGGTATATTACCCTGAACGACGGCGTGAATTGGGACGAGTATCGCAAGAATCCCGTCCTGATGCTGGAGCACGAGGACGACAAGCAGCCCATCGGCCGCATAGACAATATCCGGTTCGAGGATAATGCTTGGTACGGAGACCTCGTATTCGCCGACACGGAAGAAGGCCGGGAGAAGGAAAAACTCTACAACGAGGGATTCTACAATGCCGTATCCATCAGCGGTCTGGCCACCAAAGTCAAGCGCGAGGGCGTAGTGTACGCCGTGCAGTTCGACGTGTGGGAAGTGTCTCTGGTAGCTGTCCCGGCCAATCCGAACGCTATCGCACAGAGGACGTCCGACAAATCGACGCTCTCCGTATCGTTCAACGATGTGGACGACAAACTGATCGAGCCCGATTCTTTGTCGGCCTATCAAATCTCTACCATTAACAAATTCAAAGAAAACATGGAAGCAAACAACAAACCCGAAACGGAAGTCAAGGAGGAAGCCCTGAAGGCTCCCGAATCCGTAGAGGCCGCCCCGGAGGAACCGAGTGCGGAGCATAAGGGCTTTATGTCCCGCGTCCTCTCGTCCCTTTCGGCCATTACGTCAATGCTCAACGATCGCAAGGAAGAAGCGCAGGCACAGCCCGAGGCCGAGTCTTTGAAAGCCCCGGAGGCTGCGGAAGCTCCCGAGACGGAGAAGACGGAAACCGAGCAGGAGGCGCAAAAGGCACCCGAAGGAAAGGAAGAACTTTCGGCACAGCCCGAGCCCAGAATCTTCAACATTCACGAAAAAACACCGAAAATCAAGATGACCGCATTCAAATCTGTCAACGACTATCTGCGGAGCGACGAAGGTCAGTACAAGTTCCGCCAGATTCAGAAGCTGTCCGCCGTTCCGTCGAAGGAGCTGCGCCGTCCGGAAAACGCTACGCCGGTCGAGTTCGTCCGGGAGTATTCGGCCCTGATGGCTAACGACCCCGGATTCATGTCCTTTATGGGCAATGTAACTTTCCAGAACGCCGACGGCCCGAAGGAAGTTTTCAGCAAGACGCTGGATAAGCTCAATATCGGCGAGAATTCCATCGACTTCCTCGAAACGTCGCCCGATCTGGCGAAGATTACGTGGCTCTCGCTGTTCTACCGCGTTCTGTTGCCCGAAAACAGTTGGGCCGACAGATGTATGCGCGTATCGGGCGACAGCCATGCCGGCGTCATCTGGATCAACTCGGCGATGAATCCGAAAGTGTACGTGGGAAGCCGCGCTCCGCTGAACGCGAAAACCTCGTACTACGAGGACATCCCGGTCGCTTTGGCCGAGAAGGTATTCTCGATGGAACCCATCGGATGGCAGCCCGCAACGACGGACGTACTGGCATACAACAACCGCGCGACCGGACAGAGCGAGGCTATGCGCGTCGTGGTGAACAAAATCCACAACTATTGGTTGCAGATGTTCGCCGAGGCCGCATCGGTAAAGGTTCCCATGTCGGGTCCCGATACCTTCGCCGTCGATGCCTCGACGTTCCCCATCAACGACGCCGCGACCGGTACGCTTCTGGAGTTCGCCCTCAAGAACATCACCCAGATGCAAAAGGGATTCATCAACCAGAACTACACGATGGACTACAACGAGGCCGTCATGGTGATGGCCGCCGCGTACTTCGAGCAGCTTCAGAACGACCCGCTCATCACCTCGATCCTGTCGAAGCAGACGGGCCGCGTAGGTCCTATGACCGTTCAGTACAGCGGCTTCGAGGCTATGCCGCGCTCCACTGTCGCCGCATACGACACCGCATCGAGCAAGGTGGTGGATGCAGAGCTCTATTGCGACGGCAAGGTGAACGCAGACGGCACGATTCCGTCCTACACGGCGCCCGTGCTGGCCGCTACGGCCTACGACATCGCTCTGGGCTTCATCCCCGGCGAGGCCATCATCGCGCAGGGCAACACGAACGTACACATGGTACAGAATCCCAACGACTATTCTTGGGTTATGTCTATGGATATTCGTTCGGGAGCCGGAGCCGCTCGTAAAGACGGGCTCGGTATCGGCATCATCATTCCTGCCGTAAGCGCGTAATCAACAGGGGCGGCTGACGCGGACTGTTCCCTTAAAAACATCATGTCCGGGTCACATGTCATACACGACCCTCCGCACGGCCGCCCCTTCTTTTACACCCATTCGTAAATACGTTACAGCTATGGTAAACTTTTCCGACAGATATTATCAGAACCTCATTATCGCAACCGCCAAATACGGCACGCTCTACTGCTGCGAAGACGGCAACGTGTATCGGAACGAGGCATCGGCCAAAGACCGGTACAAAACCGCATTGGCCCTTAGAGGCCGCTGCCGCTATTGCAAGGTAGAGAAAGGCAAGGAGCCCGTTTCCAACGAGGAATTCGAAAACATGCTCCGCGCCTACGAGGACAAGCAGGCGCTGCCGCCCAAGAAGGCCGAAAAGCCGGATATGAGTCTGGAAAGCGCAGCCGAGATACTCGAATCACGCCGTAAGAAGAAGGCGGGCGCGAATGCTCAAAAGAAAGAAGATTAGATCATTTCACACAACCGAAAATGGCACAAACTGGCATATATACCGAGCTCCTCGATACCGCCCTCGGCGGTACGGCTCAGGATAACAGCGTGTCGATGCTTTTCGCGCCGGGCGCTAAAGGCACAGCCCCCGGACCCGGCGGCGTTACTCTCGAAGTGGGTACCTCCTATATGCTCACCGGCTTAGAGGATGCCGTCAACCTCGGGATCAACGAAGAGTACGACACGACGAACAAAACGCCCCTGTACTTCAATATCAAGGAGTTCTACGACAAGGCCGACTCCGGAACGAAACTGTGGATTTACGTCTACGACAAGACGACCTACGCGCAGACGTCGAATTTTCTGCAAGCCCCCGACTTCCTGACGGCCGTCCGCTCGACTATGGAAACGCTGGAGAACAACCGCCCGCGCATCATCATGGTCGCTCAGGCAGAAGGTCAGGACACGCCGACCGAAGGCGGATTGTCGGAAGACACTATCACCTGCTGCACGAATTTCGAGTCGGCTCTCGAAACTCTGTTCGGCGAAGGCATCCGCGCGGTCGGCATTCTCGATGCCGCCGTAGTATCGGGCATCTCCGATCTTCCCGACGTATCGGAATACAACGCCCCTCGCGTCGCGTTGCAGATCGTTACCTCGACCAAGACGCGGAACGCCTCTGTCGGACGCTCCGGCGGTATCGTATCGGCCCGCAATCTGGCCACGTCCATCGGGAACGTATCGATGGGCAGCGTAACGACCGCCGACTATCTCGTAGATTCCGCGTCCAACGCGCCTGTCAATACGCCTGTTACGCTCCTTACGCGCACGCAGACGAACGATCTGGGCGCGAAACAATACCTGTTCACGCTCCGGCGCAATGACGTAGGTATCTGCTACAACGACGGCGCGACGATGAACTCGGCCGCCAATGCCCTCTCAAGCATCGATTTCGTCCGCGTAGCGAACGCCGTGTGCGACGACTGCGACACCTTCTTTACGAAGCTGCTGAACGTCAATATCCCCGTACAGAGCAACGGTACGATCAACGCGGCGTTCAAATCCGGCACGCTGGCCAATCTGAGAAGCCTGTATATCGACCCGTATATCAACCGGGGCGACGCATCGCAGATCAACGTGGATTTCGAGGCCAAAGACGGCAATTTCGTACAGTCGCGGGCCCTCGAAGTAACCGTCGAGATTCTCCCGAACGCTCCTATGAGGGAAGCGTTTATTACCGTCATGTTCGTTTCATCTCTCTAATCTAAAGACTATGCCTAATTTAAGTGAGTATATCGTTCCGAGCAGCGACGTACAGATAAACATGACTTTCAACGGCATTCCGAGCATGAAACTCGACACGGGGTCGCGGCTCAACTGGGCCAACTCCCAGAGCGTGCAGGACATATTCGCTATCAGTCACGTAGACCCTATCGGAATCGTCGCGCTCAATGCCACGTACACCGCCTCGGTCACGATGCAGAGCGGAGAGTATAACGCGCTGATGGACGCGATCAACGCTGCCGCACCGGCGGGCCAACTGTACGCCTCCATGCTGGAAGTCGCCGGATTTACCCTGACGTGCGCCTACGCGCTCAAAAACGCAGGAACGCCCAAGTCGGCTATCGTCAACTTCCTGAACTGCCGGGTATCGGACGTCAGCGGCGACGTGGACGCCAACGATCCGCAGACTCTCGTCACTATCTCTCTCCGAGGAACGGGTATTAAACGAGACGTATCTCCCATTACGGTTTAACATCCGTTTTTCGCTTCATGTCTCAACCGGGGACCCCTCGGGGTCCCCAAATTTTTAAAACTATGTCGCTAACTTACACCGTAAAAACAAGCTACTTTAGCTGGGTCCCCGACGTAGAGGGGAACATGACCGAAAAGCCCACCGAGGCGGACGTCGAAATCCTGCACCTGCAACGCACCAATCCGGCCCATATGGCCGTCGCGCTGAAAATCCTCGAAGGATACGAGCATCTGGACCAGCTCGGGACTCTGTCCGTCGAGTTCTGCAAGTGCGTCATCAAGGACGACAAGCTGCGGGAGTCCATCGTCAAAGATATGGGCTGCTGCTTGGACATATTCCAATCCGAAGCCGTAGCGGAGGATATAGAAAATTTTCTATCGGGCTTGGGTTTCGTCCAAAAAATGATAAGAAAAGCCGAAAACCTGAGCCGGAAAGAAAAATCGACGAAATAATCTCGGATTTTACCAAAAAAGACCCGTATCTGATAAAGAAAGCGGTTATTTCCCGGTATTTCCACGAGCCCTTTTCGGAGATAGTCGGCAAGTTTTCCGCCGATCAGATCGATAGCATGTTCTATGCCGCTCTGTACATGATATATCATTTCGATTGGGCTCCTTTTAACCAGAAAAAGTAACTATGGCGTCTCCCGTATATTCTGTGGTCCTCAATTTAGAGGGCAATATGAATAGCGTTCTCGATTCGGCTATCGCCAAGAGCCGTATCCTGAACAGCGAGCTCGGCAAAGTGTCCCGAAACGCTTCTGCCGGATCGAGAACGCGGAGGCGAAAAAAGACCGGCGAGATATCTGAAGAAGATTTATTCAAGCGGTATCCCCATATTCCGTCCGGTTGGCAAAATAGAGTCTTCCGGTTTAATTCCAAGTTGGAACGATCTCCTTTATTATCGCATAATGGCTTCCTGCGTAACGTAGATCGTACCTTCAAGAATCTGCAACAGTTTTCCAATGATTTCCTGCGCAACAGCTTTACGCTGTACGGCGTGCGCAAGAACTTCGGGAACGCGGTCAATATCATATCACAGTTCGCTCATACGGCCGGAACGGCTTTCCCTGCTTTAGGTGCGGCAGGACGTATAGGAGGGGCTGCCGCCATAGGATACGGTGCTCCCGCTTTGGCCGGCGGTCTCGGCTACTGGGCCGGCATGCGCACACTGAAAAGCCAAAGCATGCAGGAGGCTGCCGCGAACAACATGCGGTACAACATGGCCCGGCACTCGCTCGGGGAAGGCTACGACGACGCCTTCCGGGCGGCCAGCGACATCGCCGTATCGACCGGTTCCTCCCGCGTGGGAACGCTGGACCTTATATCGACCCTGACCGGCCTGAACGTAGGAGGCACATTATTGTCGCAGGAGCAAGCATCCTATTTGGCCAATATCACAGCCAAGTTAGCACATGCCAGTAATAGAGATATGGGCGTCGTCGGCCTGAACATGCAGCAGATACTCACTTCATGGCAGGGGATCGACATCAAGGAGCTCATCAAGAGCGTACCGCTTATCGGGAAATTTCTCCAAGACGAGCGGAGAAAGGCGGGCAGCAACGAGGATATATACGCCTTCGTCCGGTCGAATCCCCAAGCGTTCTTCCGTGCGCTGGAGGAATTCAACAAAACGGTCAAGATTTCCCCGGTGGCTATGGCCCGGGGGCAAATAGCCCTCAATCGGGAGAATTTCTTCCTGAAGTTAGAGAAACTTTTCGAGCCGGTCGCCGAAAGAATGGCCGACGCAAACACAAAACTCTACGATATATTAGGAGAGGCGGCCGAGGAATTTTTCTCGGAGCAGAACTTAAACAATGTCGATTCAATTATCAATAACTTTCTGGAAGCCTCGAAAACATTACTGGGAGCCGCTGCCAAATTCGGTAATGCGGCAATCAACGTGGGCTCATGGACGGTGGAGAATCCGTGGACCACTATTGCCGGGCTATACGCGCTTTTCGGCAAAGGGTCGTTGCAGATGAAAGTGGCTACCATTATTGCGGGTAGTATTATAGATGGCAACAAAAAGGCGGACAATAAAGCAAAAGAAGTTGCAGGTAAAGAGCTTTTATCTCGACCTGAAAGATACATAGCTTTCAATGAAATGCTTGCAGCAAGCGGCATTCCTGCATCGAAGTATAAAGAAACGGCTGATTATGTTTTTTCACATCCGAACGACGAAATAAGCAAACAACTATTGGGAGCGACCGCAAGGTATATACACGGGAGTTCTTATCTCGATAGGTTAACATTTAGGGACAAGGGCTTTAGAGCAATCGAGCAAGAATATGGACCGTGGTCGTGGGAAATGATCCAAAACGCATTACCCGACGCATGGAACATGGCTAAAATTGGTTTTTTTGAAAGACCAAATGTCGGCTTTAATGGAGTTCCCTATAAAATTCCTCCTTCAAAAACCAAAGACCAAGAAAAAGCACAAGAAGATTTTAACAATGCAATTAAATACATTGTTCCCAATAAACATCCAGAAGACCAATATAAGGATTCTATCCAATCCCTAACCGATTCTTTCGACACCCAGTCGGTCGGACAGTCCGATACCCAAACCATTCGGGGCATGTCCGGCACGACCCGGGCGCTCGTCATCAACTTTAACCGCGAGATAGTCAGCATGCCCACGACGATCAACGCAAACGACGTGGAGGACATAAAGCAACAGTTGGAGCCCGCCATAGAGGACATGATCGTGCGCGGCCTTACCATTGCGCTAAACAATTCAACCCGCATGATATGAGCAGAAACAAATATACATCCATATCGGGAGGCGGCCTGCTCAGCTCGGGGGTCGATTCGGTTATCAGCCGCATAGACAACGGCCTGATCGGCAGAGGCTATCAGACCGTGGGCAACTATGTCGAGGATGCGTACAACGCGGCCCAGCGGGGCTATAAGATCGTCATGGCCGAAGCGGGGATTGCCAAACAGCTACTGCGCGGCGGCGCTGCCTACTCTTACGACGAAATGGGCAATGTGGCCGTCACGGTAAACTCCCCCTTCGTGTCACGGAACGACCGCTATTCCGCCGGCGGAGTCTCTTTGGGCCGGTACGACCCGAATCAGGACTACTATTTCAAGTGCGGCGACTACTTTCTGCCCCTCTCGTTCACCTATTCGGTCAATGCCAAGAAACACACGGCATCGTCCCAGTTGGTGGACGGACCCGTCATATTCGAGCGGGTGTATAAGGAGCCGAAGATCATATCGGTGAATATTCAGGTGCAGACCAAGCAGCTGTCCCCGGCTACGTCCAACCTGTTCGCGGCCTACGAAAGTACGGTCAACGATACCGAAGGCGACCCGTACAAGCTGGAATTGGAGAACCTTTCGAGCATGTTCAACGATCTTTTCGAGAATCAGGACGTGTTCCGGATCGTCAATACGTTCATCAACCAAAACCTGCATGTCAACTACGTGTATATGTCCGAATACGACGTGTCGCCACAAGCCGGGTCGCTGCTTACCGAAATACGCATGCAGTTGATCGAAGTGGACGTTACCTCGAATGTCATATCGGAAGATGCGGCCAATGTCGTAACGACCGATACCGGCTTTGCCGTGAACGGATAACCATTACTGCCATGACCGGAAACTACTTTGAATGCGGCAACGAAGTGATCGTCGAGGGATTCTCTCTCGGCCATTTCTCGTCATTCAACGTAAGCAACAGCAGGGATGTCATAGGAGCTACGGCAGAGATCAAAATACCGCTCTACACCATTTCCGTCACCGACAAGCAGCGCCCCGTGGCAGACAGCCTGCGAATCGGCGTAGACGGAGCCCAGCTTGCGACGGGAGCCCGTATCGAGGTCTACGTGTGGTATAAGGACAATACGACCTTGCAGCATACGTTCCCCAAGATTCTCGCGTTCTCCGGGTTTATCCGCAAAGTGGTGAGCGGCTTTCCCACCACGATCAAATGCGAGGACAATTCGTTTATTCTCAAGTTTGGGCAAGTCAATAAAAGCTGGTCGAAAATGACTCCTTTAAAGGAGGTTATGAACGAAGTCGTCCCGATTGCCAACGACGCTTTCGCCAAATTCCGCAAAGAAGCCGGGCTGACCGGAGAGTTTCCGTCCCTGTCCGTAGCCGAATCGGAAAGCGCTGACGTGGAATTCACGCTGAACGTCTGGAAGGCCATAGCGCCCTATGAGGCTATCTCCCGTTTCGCAGAGGAATATGTGCTGTACGGCCAAGTCAGCAATACGGGGAAAGTCTATGTAGGGACAGGAGCGACCAATACGGACCGACCGACAATCAAGCTGAGCACCCGGCTGAACGTCATCAACAGGGACATTACGCCCGAAGACGGCCTCTTTACCGATTACTACGTCGAGATCAACGGATATGACGAAAAAGGCAACAAGATACAGGTTACCCGCGGAGATGAAACCAAAGGAGAGCCGGTCCGCCTTCCATTCTCTCCGGCCCGGAAACAGGAGCAACTGGAAACGATAGCCGACGCGGCGCTGGCGCGGCTCAAGGGAAACCGAAACAAAGGCTCTATCACCACGCTGCTATATCCGTTCGTCTCGCTGTGGGATTTCATCGAATATGAAGACACCTTGTTTCCCGAACTGAGCAGCAACTACTATGTGATCGGGACGGAACTGAACTGCGACGACTCAGGCTACCATAATATCCTGAGCGTTACCGACGAAATGTTCTACTATGAGAAAGCGTAACGAGACCTTTTCAGCCCGCGTCGCAGAAATAGGGCGACTGCTCGACCGTCGATTCACGATGGCCGAATCGGTATCCCTCGTGTATGCTACCGTCGACAGCGTAGACGAGGATAACAGAACCCTGAATGCCATTGTAGACAGTGACAAGACGATCAGCGACATAAATCTTGACATTGTCGTGAATGGGGACAATGGCATTCTTTTTATCCCCACCGTCGGCTCTACGGTGGTGCTCGGATTCGTGGAGAACCGGCCGGAGCTCCCGTTCGTCGTTTCCTTTACCCATCTCGACAAGATTGTCGTCAAATACGATTTCGGGAACGAAGGAGCGACGGATGTCATCACGATCGACGCATCCAGCATATCGGCCCAAAGAGGGGATGCCGGTATGGAAATGCGGAACGGGTTATTGTCCCTGACCGTCGGATCGGCTTCCGTCGCGCTGGATTCCTCGGGAGAAAATCCGCTCGTCACCCTGAACGGAGGGGAAAAAGGCCCTACGGTGGTTATCGGAGAACTGACTGCCCGGCTGAACAAACTGGTGGGGGAAATAGACAGCCTGAAAGAGTTCGTCAACTCCCACACGCATACAGCCCCATCCGGAGGCGGACCGACAAGCTCCCCTACTCCCGGATTCACGGGCTCCTTCTCTCAATTCTCCGACGATGAATACCAAAACGAAGACATAGTACAATGAAAGACATACGATGGGACACTAAGGTAAACGACATTGTCATCGCCGACGGCGATTTCGCCATGACGGATCGGTGCTCGAACCAAAACGGCGCTCTGATCCTTATCAAGCGTGCCGTGAACATCACGAAGGCGCACATCGGCGTGGCCCTCGACGAGCTATATCCCAATCTGGCTCCGGGGGACTTCGATCTGCTCCTTACCGAAGGGATCGGGCAGATATATGAAGACGGGGCCAAATACGTAGACGAGAAAACGATCCGCTCGGGCTGGCAAAACATATTCTCCACGGACGGATCGGTCATCTATAACGAATAACAAGCTATGGCATCCTATCAGGTTCAGGCATTCCAGACTATCTACGATATATGCTACAACGTATCGGGGTCTATCGTCGTGCTCGACAAGCTCATGGAGCTAAACGGCATAGAAAGCTATACTGCCGAGATCCCTTTCGGGACTCAGCTCGACATAACGGGCATACCCATCGTCAACAATGCCTGCGTATTGTGGGCCGGTCAATATCCGTTCTATTCCACCCGCCTGTCGGAAGAAGATTTGCAAAATCAGATCAATAACCTCGTAAATACAATGACCCAAAATGGCAAGTCAAACAGCTAATCAGATAAAAGCCTATCTGGCCAATATCCTGCCGAATCTCAACTCCAGCGCCTCGGCAATCTGGACCCGGTTCGTAGACGTATTCTCCACGATCATCGACATACTGACCGGAGAAATCGGCCGCTCGAATACCATCATAGAGACGGCCGCCCGCTCGCTGCGCGTCATGGGCCAGCAATACTACATCGACAAGGCGCTTGCCTATCAGGAGGGCGACGATTTGGTCGTAGTGAACGACGAAACATTAGCGATGGGATATGCCGAGACAGACACCAGCAAACAGATTATCAAGCAGGTGTATACATCCGTCCCGGATAACGGGGAAATATATCTGAAAGTAGCCACGACGGATTCGGACAACAACCTGATTCCGCTCACGACGCAGCAACTCGACGCATTCAAAGGCTACATGAAAAACTGGGAGCCGGTGGGTATCGCTGTGACTGTGTTTAGTCAGGTCCCCGACCGGTTCGACTGCGCTCACCTGTACGTCAGATACTCGCGCGACTACAACCTGATAGCCATTCAGGATAACATCAAAGCGCTGCTCGACCAGTTCCAGATGCAGCGCCTCAATCGCTCGGCTCTTTATATCAATGACATCGAGTCGGCCATCAAGGATATTACGGGCGTAAGGGACGCCTTTTTCGACGGCGTTACCATCAACCGGTGGGACACATCCGAAGGCGAGGGCAAGTACGTCCCGTATGTTCCGGACGACGTGGCATCCAACCCCTATCAGGGAATCATCTACCTGTACGCCGGATATTTCAATTTCAACGACAATATTTCCGACTTTACGGCGGATAGTCCCATAACCATCTTCGAATCGGTGTAGTATGAAATTCAGAGCTGTCGACATACCCAATCTGATTTATCAGATACTCCGGCCCAATTATGCCGTCACATACGGGGACGAAAAGACGCTGCCGGCCCTCAATCAGACGTACAAGTTCCTGCTGGCATGCCTTTATCCGCTGCAACCCAAATGGAACGAATACGACGCGCTGAGGCGGAAGTATTACATGATCGCATCGTGCGAGCCGAACATCAGCAATGTTTCCAATGTCCTCAATCATCTTTTCGGGCAATACGGAGAGATCATCATCTCCAATTCGAGCCTGAACCAGATGTACCTGTACGATTCGTACCCCGACGACGAGTCGAAACAAGTGTACCTGTATACCGAGGGAAGCGAAAACGCCCCGGTCTACTGGGGATTTCAGGGCGCTACGTCCAACGAGACTATCGTCAGCGTTCCCGTCGAGCTTCAGTACAGCGGAGCTCTCATCTATAACGCCGTATCCGTCCCGGGAGGACCTACTATCGCCATAAGCGACAAGACCGCCTACATAACCAATAACAACTGGCTATCCTATAAAACGGTCGTTCTGCCCAACAACGCGAGCGATACGGCGCTCTACAAGAGTATTACCTACTCAATCAAAGGATCGGACCAGACCCGGCCTATCATCGCTATCGGGGACGGCATATCGGCTATGTCCTTCGATATGGGCGAGACATGGAAGGCGGTCGATTTTCCGGAAGGGGACTACACGAAAGTCGTCGGCAGCTACCTGTCGAATGTGTCGATAGCCAACCACTACGCCATTGCCATTGGGGACGGGCTGCAACCGATGGCGATGTATCTGGACCTTCTGAACGGGACTCAAACTTGGAAACCGCTCGAAGGAATCGGCTCATCCTATACATCGCTGTGCCCGTACAAAGACGGATTCGTTTTTATGAACGCTTCCCAAATGGAGCTCGTCGAGTTTGACAATAACTACCAAATCGTCAACTCGTCCGTCAAATCGCTCCCCTATGGACTGTATTACGATTGCGCAGCCGATTCTACGGGGACTCGTCTCGTATTCGTCGGCAAGGGATCGGCCTATGCGGCATCCCCCGACTACGATCCTGTCGCCTCGTCCTCTCCCATTCTGCCGGAATACGTATGCAAGTCCGTTACCTACGTTCCGCAGGACGGGTCGTTCCGCACATTTCCCTTCTACCGCTCTATGTTCGTCAGCAAAGACAACGGAAACACGTGGAGCATGCAGGAAATAGAGGGAATAGAGAAAGGCTCCTACCATACCATATACGGCACGACGCAGGGATTCGGACTCGTAGGCAACGGCCAGATGTACTTCCAGAATCTGTCGGACGGGACCATCCAAACGAACGACGCGCCCATGTCCGATGTGTGGTGGGACTTCCTCGCAACGCTTAACTCGCTCATAATATACGGAATCAAATACACCATTAAAACATATTGACATGGCACTCGACCCCATCTACGATATGCTATTTCAGGACGGCACGGGCAATCCCGTGTTCATTACGGACCTGTCCAATCTGCCGCGTCAGATAAACTACCTGAAAGCCGCGATCAATCTGTTCGGCCAGAACATCGCCATACTGCACGGCTTCGACAAGAACGAGGACGGCACGTATACTCCCGGTATCATATTATATAAAGGTGTTATGTACTCCTATCCCGGGGAGAGCATTCCCGCCGGGTCGTACCTGCACAGCCGGGAAATACTGTACGGAGAACGAGTGGCTGAAAACGGCGTAATATACAACGCCTTCAAACGCTACGAATTTGTCGCCAACGATGTGGACACGGGCGACGATCTGATTACCTCGGAGCCACTGACCGACGACTATGTGATGAAGCTCAAAAGCGCTCCTATCGGCCCTCAGATGATTGTAACCGACATGCTCAAGGACAAATCGGTTACATCGGATAAATTAGCCGACGGCGTTATCCCGGGAGCTACCCCGCCGACCGGTCCTGCCGGCGGCGATTTGGCCGGGACCTATCCTAACCCGACTATCGGCGACGGAAAGGTAACGACCGACAAGATTGCCGACGAGGCCGTGACCTCGGAGAAATTGGACCCCGATGTGCCGGGAGATATTCTGAACGGGATGATTACCAAAGTAAGCGACTTCAACAGCGCTCTTACTAACCGCTTATTCTATGCTCCCAGCTCAGCGGCCAATAAGCCTCTTACTGCCCTCTGCTCTTTTGTCGGAATTACCTTTTCCAATAGTTTCGACGTCACACCTTCCGCTGCAACCCAAATCGCCATGCCGTTGGATTGGGTGGGAGGCTCTCCATGGGGGAATAATACTCCTCCTTTGTTCATTAGGAACAATCGCGGCTACCCTTTGGATAATTGGAGCACATGGAAATGCGTCGCAGAATTTTTCCCGAACAATTTCGCTTCTCCCACCCAGTCTCTTACCCGAAAATTCAACGGCAGACCTGTCTTTTACCAGTATAAGTCGGCCGCGGCTTTCAACGTAACTACTTTGGGTACCGTCGAACTCGTGGACGACATGACCGGGAAGCATCTGATCGGCATAGAAGGATATCTGACCGGCCAATATGAGGATAACGCGTCGGGAACCGGCACTATTATCGGCATGGAAATCCCACTCACCGGCGGAATGTCCAAGTATGTAGGCGAGACCAATATGGAGATTACGGCCTACACGTATGAGAAGAACGACAAGCTATACATGAACATAACCACATCTTCAGGCCGGCAGGCCACGTTCACCTACCATATCGTAATGAAGTTCGACTACATATAAATCTACCTCTATGGCACTGAAACCCATACGCGAAATGCAATACGCCGAGAATATCGGCAATCCGGTATTTATAACCGACTTGGCCGTTTTGTCTCAGAATATAGTAGAGCTCAAGGCCGCTATCAATATGTTCGGAAAGACTACGGCCATTATCTACGGCTTCGACAAAACGGAAGGCGGATATACTCCCGGCATCGTACTCCATAACAAGCAGCTATATTCCTATGCTGCGGGGGATGTCATTCCTGCCAATACCTATCTGCACTCGGTCGTTCAGCAGACCACGCCGCGCATATTGGAGAACGGCTCCACATTCAATGCGTATGTCGAATATACGTTTATCGCCAACAGCACATCCACGGGCGACGACCTGATTACCTCGGAGCCACTGACCGACGATTATGTCGCCGAGCTCAAGAATGCCGCGCAAGGTATTCCGCCCATAACTACCGATATGATCGCCGACGGAGCCGTGACAGCCGCAAAGATCGCAGACGGGGTTATTCCTGATGTTCCGAGCTCCCTGCCTCCGTCCGGCGCTGCCGGTGGCGATTTGACCGGGACCTATCCTAACCCGACTATCGGCACCGGGAAAGTGACAACCGCAAAGATCGCCGACGGAGCCGTGACAGCCGCAAAGATCGCAGACGGGGTTATTCCTGATGTTCCGAGCTCCCTGCCTCCGTCCGGCGCTGCCGGTGGCGATTTGACCGGGACCTATCCTAACCCGACTATCGGCACCGGGAAAGTGACAACCGCAAAGATCGCCGACGGAGCCGTGACAGCCGCAAAGATCGCAGACGGGGTTATTCCTGATGTTCCGAGCTCCCTGCCTCCGTCCGGCGCTGCCGGTGGCGATTTGACCGGGACCTATCCTAACCCGACTATCGGCACCGGGAAAGTGACAACCGCAAAGATCGCCGACGGTGCCGTGACAGCCGCAAAACTGGCTGAACAGTATATTGTGAACCGGGGTGCTATTGCTAACTTGAATAACGCCACGACTTACGGATTCTATACCTACGATGCAACTACGCAGAACACGCCTACTTCTTACGGCAGCGTCATTGTCGTCGAAGGAACCGGGAGATCAGGAAATTGGATACAGTTGGCCTTAGGATATTCTGCGGGCAATGTCAATCCGTCCGTTTTTGTCCGTTTCCGGCAAAGTCTGGAATCTTGGAGCGACTGGGTTAAAGTATGGAAATCCAATGATTTCAATCCGGACGACAAATTCGGGTTCAGCGCCGCTCAGCTCTCGGATTTGAACAATGCCCCGAACAATGCCTTCTTTGTCGGCGCACACAACGCGGCGAACGCTCCGGTTGCAGATAGTTGGTGCAATGGATTTACTATCGCTTATGGCAATAACCCCGATTTCCGCAAACAGTTCTGCTATGCAGGCGACAAGTGGTGGACAAGAGGTCGAAACGGTACAACGTGGTCCAGTTGGAGCCAGATTTGGGATTCGGGAAACCTCACCCCGTCGTCTTTTGCTCAAACCAAAAAGGAGATCTTTCCCAGCGGCGGAATAGACAACATTACGGATTCAGATTTTACTGGGAATATACAGGCGCGTTTTCCGGAGAGAGAATATTCAAGCATCTGGCAGGGGAAGGATTTTATAGGTACGATTCTGCAACTCAAGTTGCGGGACTATGCCAACGAGCAATCCTTGATGTATCGTGGAAGCAAAACAAAAACATGGCTGAGGGTTTGGGACTCGGGTAACTTCAATCCATCCGATTATTTGTCGAAAGAGAATACAACGGTCTACGTGCCGACCGGAGAATACAACCCGGCTACAAAAGGGTATGTCGATTCGGCTGTGGAGAATGGAAGTATGAAGAAAGTTAATACCACTAATCTGAATACGCTTATTTCAAAGGGTACGTGCTTTTTCCAATTTGCCGCATCGACGACGAACGCTCCTATGCCTCAAGGAGGCGGAGGACTTCAAATAGTACTTACCGATAAAATCATACAGTTCGTTACCATTTTCTACTCGACATCATATGCCGGCCCTTCTTTCTATCGTACTTCCAATACGGCTTCAGCATCCACATTCTCCCCGTGGAGTTGCTTTGCGGAAAACAGCGATTTCGGACAGAACGTCTATTTTGAACAACAATTAGACGCGACGCATTTCAACGACGCACCCGTTGTCAAGAAGCTCGTCAAAGGATCGTATACCAATAAATACGGGCCTGCAACTGTTGCACTGGATAACTATGCCTCGACTCAATTCCCGGGAACGTACTCCCAATATGCGCCTATCGCTTTTCGCGGGTACGCTAAGTTCACGAACTATTCCACCAAAGCGACTTTGGCTATCGTACCCGTTAACAGCCAAAGTAATAATAACTATGCATTTTTTACCTATGTCAATCCGTCATCGATATACCAAGTTATGGCCAATTTCACAGGCGGTTCGGCAACTGTTCGGGAACAAGTGGATTACTGGGTAGAAATAACCTATGGCAAAGTGGTATAACAATCAGCACAATGGAATACATCGCAGCGATCATAGCGGCCATCGGCACCATCATAACCGCATGGTTCAAATACAACCAGTACCGACGGGACAAGATGACCGACCTAAAGATATCCCAAATAAAGCAGGATATGTCGGAAACTTCCCTGCGTCGGGTAGACAATTCGGCAATCGTGTTCGGCGAACTGTGGGACATACTGTACACGCTGGATGCCGACAGAGTATATATCATCCAGCCTCACCCGCTGGGCAACGAGGCTTACGTTTCGATCTACTTCGAGGTGAAGCGTAAAGGCATCGACGGGATGAAACAATATATCCATGACATAAGCATGTCGGACATGCCTAAATTCTGTGCGGACCTGAACCGGAATCCGTACATCCACATATCCGACATCGAGACGCAAATGGACGATATGTATGCCCGTTCGCTCTTTTCCTCTCACGGCAGCTCCATATTAGGGATATACCGTATGAGCGACAACCAGCACGACTGGGTCGGCTCTATTGTTTGCGAACTGAGAAAAGATTCCAGCATCTCAGAATCTTTTCTCAGAAGCAAATTGCACGTAATCTCAAGAAACATTCAGTATATTTTGCCCAGATATATTGGCTCTCACACTAATTAAACTTTATTGCTATGGTTAAGAAAATCACCAAATCCGATCTGCCTCCTATCCCGAGCATCGACAGGATGGCCAACAAAATCAACGAAAACTTCGAGTCCATCGAAGGGGGCGGCGCAACTCCGAGCGGCGCTGCCGGTGGCGATTTGACCGGGACCTATCCTAACCCGACTATCGGCACCGGGAAAGTGACAACCGACAAAATCGCCGACAAAGCCGTGACCGCTGCAAAGCTGGCTGACGGGGTTATTCCGAATGTTCCGACTTCTCTGCCTCCGTCCGGTTCTGCTGGTGGCGATTTGACCGGAAGCTACCCGAATCCGACTATCGGGAACGCAAAAGTTACTCTGGCAAAACTCGCGTCGGACGTTACCGCCAAACTGGTTACACCGCAGACCACGCCCACATGGGGTGCATCGGACACGGCCGAAGGCGTGCAGGCGAACCTGGTCCTGCTGGCAAACGCTCTGAAAACCGCCGGTATTCTGAAATAGCCATGCTTCTATCTCTGAGGCGAATCTATTTCGCGCCCACTTATACCATCGGGCGTTTAAGCATCCCGTCGGCATCCTTCGAGTGCGATACGCTGGAAGATACCGACCGGGATGCCAACGCCAATGGCGTATTCGACGGTCAGGAAGTCAAGATATACGGCAAGACGGCTATCCCTTACGGTCGCTATCGAATCGCCATGACCCAGTCGCCCAAGTTCTCGCCCCGGTACGGCGGACGAAATGTCCCCCTGCTGCCGGATGTGCCTCACTTTTCAGGAATACTTATCCATTCGGGGAACACGCCGGCCGACACGGAAGGTTGTATCTTGGTCGGAGAGAACAAGGTAAAAGGACAGGTCATCAACTCCCGGGCTACCCTGTTCCGCCTGCTCGACATTCTCGACGAGGCCGAATCCCGGGGCGAAGATATTTACATCACGATTCGGAAATGAAAATCATCTACAACTCCCTGATCCCGTTTCGCGGATATAAGGCCATGATGCTGTTCGGGGTCATATTCGCGCGCAAAAAGTTCAAGCCCCTGAGCGCCGTTACCGTCAATCACGAATCGATCCATGCGGCCCAAGCCAAAGACTGTCATGGATATTTCCCGTATTACTGCCGATATATCTGGCAATGGATATGCCACGGCTACAAGGGTAATCCTTTCGAAATAGAGGCCAAAACCCATGAACGGGATTTGAACTACCTCTACAACCGAAAGCCCGAGGCGTGGCGCGACATGATGTAGACATTCGCAGCGGTTCTTTGACATATTGGAATTACCGAGAACCGGGGGGATCATTGCGCCCCCCGGTTCATAATAGCTTGCGTACTCCACCAACAAATGCCTGGAAATTATAAGTTTGAGTTATACTCCGCCTGATTCCATAAATATATAAAAACAGGGCGTGAGATAAAATTTCCTATGTTTGTATCGACATATGAATGGCGTTAGCTATTGTTTTGGGTAAAGAAAACGACCAATTTTATTTAGCCCCAAGAAACAAGTTGTGATTTGATGTAGAAAGCGGTAATTCCAATATTCGGAGTTACCGCCTTTTTTATGCCCGGGCGGATAGGTTCGGGCATTTTTATTTTACTGAAACATGAAAAACGTTGTTATAGCTTTAGCCCTTATTGCAGCCGCATTTCTGCTGGGGCGACGGAGTGTGAAGCCGGAGATCGTCAAGATCCACCGGACGGACACGGTGGTCGTGCGCGACACGGTCCGGGAAACTGTCCTCGTTCCCAAAGTCCGCTACCTGACCCGTGTCGATACGGTACTTTTGCCTGTCCCGGGCGATACGGTGGAAGTCCCGGTACTGGTCCCGATTTCCCGGAAAGTATACGAAGGGGAGGATTACCGCGCCGTCGTGTCCGGTTTCCGCGCGTCGCTCGATACGCTCGATATTTTCCGAAAAACGCAGACCGTGACGAATACGGTCGTCCAGCGGGTCGAGGTTCCCGGCAAACCCAAGCGCTGGGGAATCGGTGTGAGCGCCGGATATGCCCTCACGCCGCAAGGCGTGAAACCTTATATAGGAGCCGGAATCAGTTACTCTTTTATCACATTCTGATATGCCGAAAATATTCGTTAAACCGCTGACCGTAAACCGAGCATGGCAGGGTAAGAGATTCCGCACCTCCATGTATGATGCCTATACGACGGAGTGCCTATTGAAGCTGCCCGACATAGTGCTGCCCGAACCTCCATACGAAGTACACTATGTATTCGGGCTATCCACTTCTTTGGCCGACTGGGACAATCCGATCAAGCCCTTTCAGGATATATTGCAGAAAAGGTACGGATTCAACGACAAGGACATTTTCAGGGCCGTTGTCGAAAAAGTCAAGACACACAAAGGGGAGGAATTCGTTTATTTCGACATTAAGAACCTCACCGTACCATGAAATTATATAGATGAGCTTCCTTTCATGTCACCCAACAGCGAATTCAGGTGCATCACCCAAAATCTCAACTGGCTTGTGATATTGAGCAGATCGTTCTCGGTAGTCGGGTCGAATTTATCGGCATAGCATCCTTCATGGACGAGCGCGATGATTTTGTCTATCTCATCGCGTGTTTTTGCTACCATGTCCCATGTCGGCATGATTAATTTCTCGTCTTCCACTTTGGATTCAGAAATACACAACCCCATGCTGAACGGAGGAATCATTCTGAGCTGGCGGAATATCTCGCCCACCTTATCCGTCCCGTCGTCGAGTACCTTGTATATCTTATCGAACATTTTGTGCAGAGCCTCGTATTCGTGCCCTGTCACCATCCAATGCCTTCCTTTCACATTGGACTTGGTTACCTGCATTGTAGCAAGTATCGTGTCTAATTCTTTCTCCATTTTCAATCAAATCATTTTTTTCCCATTCTTAAAAATCAGCCGTCCGGTTCCCACCCAAATCGTCTGATTATCCTCGGTCTGTATCTTCAGTCCATAATCATTGCCGTTTTTCCTTCCCTTCAAGGATGTCAGAAAGAATTTGATACTCATTCCGTTTCCTCCATCCCTCCGGGCGAATTCCCGAATACACCGGTCAGGGACCAAGTCTGTCCGTAACTCGCATAGAATTGTTATTTTATCCTCGTTATCCATGAATTCATCGTTTCTACATCAAATCACAACTCAAAATGACAGGTCACTGTCTTTTATCTGACCTATGTACTTACCGTTCTTATCGTATAGCTTGATAACCCCTTTTTGCTTCTTTCCTCTCATTTTCAGCCGTCCCTGCTCATCATACACACGGATATTGTCCCGCTCTATTTCCACTCGTCCGACATTTCTACCGTCCTTATAAATGGTCTGTTTTTGTGTGGTCGGCGGCGCTGCCAGCCACATCAATGCAATCATTAGAATCGTTTTCATGTCTCTGCGTTTTAATTTAATGATTACCTTCCTTATAAAAGCGTGCCACAGTCCTTTCACACTGCTAAATATACGGAATTATTCTGGTATCGGACCGCCTGCGTCAGGCCGTACCGATCGTTAAACATCATCTTTTTCATATTTCGTCTATTTTTATCAGGCCCGCATTATCGTGGATGTTGCCGATTATTTCGCAACATTGCGATAACCATGATGCGTTTTGCATTTCAGCAATAGAGGAATACGGATATACTGGTGCTCTATGGTCATAGCCGAATGCCACAGGATTATCCTCAAAAGCGAGTCCGCCGGGAACTCGGAAGATGGATCGCACAATTCCGCTATCATCTTCTTTGAATATATCCCCTTCCCAAAAGCTCTTGCCATTCTTGTCTTTCAAACCCGTGTACTGGCCGACGGTGGCCGGATCGACTTCTACCGCAGCGACGGAGATGCGGCCGTTATCGTTCGTTGCTTGGTAAATGAAGGTCCGACCTTGATTTTCGAGTAGGTATCCGCTCTCCCATTTCCCATTGTCGAGGCTCTTGCCTCTGAAAAGTATCTCTCGCATGATTTACAATTTTTGTTAGTTATCGGTTTTAGATTTCTGAATCCCCTTGAGTATCTCTTGCGCCGGGATAAATCGACCTTCCTTTTCTGCGTCAACCGCCATTGCTCCGACGATTGCGAGGTCCATTAATTCGGAAGGCGATAAAGTCTTCGCAAATTCTGGTACAGTCTTTCCATCGACGTACCTTACCCCATTGCGAACCTCGCATTCGTAAACCTTCCCTGAAATAGTTATTTTCCCTTTCATTCTCCCTGTTTTTGATCGTTACGTTTCAATTTAATGTTGATAGGCCCGACAGATTCGATTTGGACAAAAGGCTTATACTGAGACACCAATGTGGCGATAAGCGTGGCAACATCTTCTCTATCATCAACTTGAGAATAAAAAGCATTACCGTCTTCGTCTTCTGCAAAAACATATATTTTCCGCATGATTCTCACTGTTTTTCGCCTTTCGGCTGTTCGTGTCTTATCTCCTCTACGCTGATCCATTTTTGGGCTTCGCCCACTTTGGCTATCGCAGAGGTATAGCCGGCAAGGAAAGCGTTGTATATATCGCGCCATTCATCATGCATAAATCCATTGTCGCTGGCATACTCTCGGGCTGCTTCTTCTGGTGTTTTCATTTTATCCTACGTTTTAACCGTTTAATAAAATTCCTTATATTCAGCGCCTGTTCGTAGTAGCAATCCTTCTCCACCACTATTCTCTCCTTGTAGAGAGGCAATCCGTCAAAGCCCATCGCACACTCCCGAATCACGTCGGCCGGCTTGATCTCGCCTGTTTTGTAGTTGAAAGAGAACAGAGTGTGCCCCGGTACCTTCTTCATGCGTCCGATCAGCTTCAACTCTTGCTGCTTTTTGATTTGGGCCTCGATGCGGGATTGTTCTCTTTTATCCCAAACTATGTCTGCATCAGGGATCATTTTCATAGTTCATCACGCCTAAGAGCCATCATACAATCGAAACAGAAAAATCCACCAACAGCATCTATGATATCATCCGGCAATTCTTCTTCCGATTCAAAATCACCTTCAACACATTCAGAACCAGTCGGTATACGTTCGTGGCGTTCCCTATACTTTTTGCCATTAAACAGAATGTCTGTCGTCCAGCCGTCTTGTGTGATTTCAATGTTAATTTTGTTTTTCATAGCTCATTCTTTAAAGTGTTTAATGTTTTTTAATGTTTCAGTTATTAAGAATTACTTAATAACTGGCAGATTTTCAGTTGTCAATTATTATTTGACAACTGGAGGATGAAGCTGTCATTTATCCCGCACGCAACGCACGCTGAAGCCGAGGGTGATAAGGTTGATTTCCAACGGGCTGACGCCGATCGAGCCTAAATGTAGTCTACCCGCATAGTCGCCTCTTTCGTCGTCCATCGACGAGGACCAATAGTAGCCGGTGAGACTCGTGCCGGCCAACTTTGCGCAATAGCCGAGGTCATTAGAATAGCCGAAGCCCGCAGCAGGCAGAAACAACGAGCCCTTGTGGTCTGTATCATGGTTACCTCCGAACCAACGGCCCTTAAGCTCATCGTCCCAAGTCGAGCCGAGATCGCATAATGCCTTCAATTCCTCCCGGGTCGGCAAGCGCTTCCCGACAGACTTCGCGGCATCCATTGCATCCTCCCATGTGTAGTAATGGCGGCCGTCCTTCTCGTAACCGCCGATGGCCAAATTCTCTGTGTCCCACAGCAGGCCGCAAAGCTCTATGGAGTCGGACTCGGGATCGGACGCAGAATCGGCCGCAACCGGATTATCCTCCCTCCATTGAGCGCCGGTAATGAACCCGTCTATCCATTCATTGTGGCAAGCTTTATCTATCATGTTGTAGATGGTCTTATCGTAATCCTCACCCAAACGAATCGGGCACAGTGCCTCGGCTACTTCACGTAATGTTTTCATAATCGTCTCAATTTTTCAATTTCCCTATTCTTGTCATCGATTACCTTGCGGGCTATTTCCTCGCGCTGCTTCGACTCGTCGAGGCAGATTTTCAGTTTGGCTATTTCTGCCTTCAGTTGACGGATTTCCTCTTGGTATTCGTTTTCCGGACCGTATCTCCACTCAGGGAAAGAGTCGTCTGTTTGTAGGTAGCTCATACCTAATCCTGTCATCAGTTTCATATTATCGACTTAATTTCTCGTAAGCGTTGATCGTCTCGAATATCCGCAGCGCTACCTGCGGCACTATGGCGTTGCCGTAGGCTTTGACGGATTCCCTGCACCATGCAGGAAAGGTAACTCCGTCCAATCCGGCGGAAAGCCCATCATCTCTGCTAAGAACCGGGGATTGAGTCGGAAACCCGCTCCAGTCCGGTATTCGTCGCTCCGCATAGCCGTTTTCACCATTCCGCCATCTCTTTTGGCCTGACTCGGCGGGAGTGAAACGTTCCTCGCGTCGTTGGCTGTCGGCGTATGCAGGAGCCGCATCGGCATGAAGACCGTCTTCCCTTTGACACATATCTTCAGACCCTGAGTCTGCTCGGTGGGCAACAAACCACACCCTGTCCCTGCGATGGGGAGCGTCGACACCGCAAGCCGGAAGTACGAACGGTTGGACTTCGTAGCCCTCATTTTCCATGTCAGAACACACCTGCTCGAAAACCAGTCCCTCCGACCAATCAATAATTCCGGGAACGTTTTCGCCCACGACCCAGCGGGGACGAATCTCCCGAATAGCTCCAAGCATCTCCGGCCAGAGATAGCGGTCATCTCCCGTGCCTTTTCTCTTACCGGCGACGCTGAACGGCTGGCACAGCTACGGGAACCCTCCGGTAAGGACAATGTCCTCATTCCTCCAGAGGGTTCCGTATCGTTTTGAAAGTTCAACGTCAATTGTCTCATAAGTCAAGGTGTGTATATCATCGTGATGGTATGCTTCGGGAAAGTGATACTGTAGTACCCGCCGACAAAAATTGTCTATTTCACAAGTAACGAGCGTCCTCCATCCCGCCCAATGCGCGGCGAGGGCAAATCCTCCTATTCCCGAAAATAAATCTATGTGTATCATTTTCTTCGTTCAATTTGATGCCTTCGCGTGTGTTCCGCTTTTGGGAAGCAAACTAAATTATCCCGGCGATTATCGGATTTATCCCCGTTGATATGATGGACATCCCAACCGTCCGGTATATCGCATATTTCTTTTTCCCAAACGTAACGATGCATCAAACATCTGTCATCGGTAGTTAAAGCATAATAACCATGATTCCGCAGGGTGAATTTTTTGCCATCGTAAATTTGGTAGTCAGAAGGTGCAGGAGTTCGCAACTTTAACCCTCGCTTTTTGAATGCCTTATATACACATTGCCTTGTAACGCCTATGCTCTTGGCTGTTTCTGCCAACGACATCCCTTTTGCGTACATCTCGACATATGCCTTGTCGTATATTGAATTTCTATGCGCTCCCATAATTCAACAGTTTTTCAATGCCATTTCAAGTCTTGATTCAGTGGATTTACATTCGCCGGAATAGGCGCGTGAGAACTCGATGAACTCCGAAAGGAGGCCACAGGAAAGAATGAACGCATAAGCCTCATTCTTGGGGTTCATTTCGATCTGGAATTTAGAATAGATGGATTCGCTCGTCTCGTGAGCCGGACGGTTTGATCTGGATGTAGTTTTCCCATTCAAACGCTTTTTCTCTGTGCAAGTCATAACAGATAATAGTGTTTGTTTAGTGGCATGAAAAAACGGCGCCACTGACCCGTTGACTTGCACCTTGAAGGCAGTCGGGCCATTAAGCACCGACACGGGGGTAGCGCCGTGTATATGCAGCGACAGGGCATAAAAAATGCCCGCTGCGAACAGGCAGAATATTCTGCCTTCAAGTATGCAAGTCGCTACAAATATACTCCAGTTTTTCATTTTTACAAAATTTATCGGTTTCTCTTATGCCATTCTGCGGCCAGATCGAAGCCGCCGACACCGGAAAAAAGAGATGCGTGGGTCATGGCTTCAGCTTGTAATGCCCCCTGTCGTTTCGTATCAAGACCCCCTTTCGTACCAGTCGCAAGCAGATAGGGGAAGCCCAACAGCTATGGTGCGCTCCTCTATATCCGAAGGTTCGAGCGTGTTCCAAACCTATTGCCGACGGAGACACATAATCTTTGTCTTTGAGGTAGGCTATTATCCACTCCTCGTTTTTCGTCAGTTTCATTTCCTTCAAGTTTTTAAAGACAGATTTTAGTCTATTCCCTGAACCCTCGTATTCGGCCTTCTTTGGTGGCAATTTTCAATTTTCTCTGTTTGATGATATAATCCCTACCCTCGAATGCCAAAAGCGTAAAATAGGCGCTTCTATTTCGTTTTGTGGCCCCCTTGTTGCACATGGCTATAAGTAGCCGCTTCAAATCGTCCGGAGTCATGCGCTCGAAAATCCCCAGTATCTGACGGTCTGTCAACGGAAACTCCATGAGCGCCACCGAGGGCGTATACTGGGCTATCCACTCTCTCACGTTTTTCACGATCAGTTTTTTCGACGACTCCGCCCATCTCTCCATACCGTCCTCGCCTTCCTCGCGCGCGCACGAAGTGTTCTGTATATTTTTCAGTTTATACTGTGTGTGTGTATTATTCTTTTCTTTCTTATAATTCTTTATATATTGGTCATCTTTCGTTGTTGCCTTCGCGTTTCCTTCATGCTCGACATATCGTTTCCTTCGATCTTCGCACACCCCCTCTATTCCTACTGTTCCACAGTCATTTAAGCTTACACCTTCTGTTTCCTTCGTGTCAAGCGTTTCACTACCTTTCATTATCCCGCCATTGTTTCCTTCATAAAAGGAATTTCCTTCGTAGTTATTCGGGTCCTGATAATAATCGTATTTACAGATAGTTACAATCATTCCGCCCGTTTCCTTCGTAACGGTAGCGACGCCTGCATCTCTCATCCGCCGGATGGATTTCGAGAGCTGAGATTTCGAGTATTTCATCTTCCTGAAACCGACTTTCCAACTCAAATCTTCCTGTATGTCCTCCAGCCGGAAGAACCCCGATCCCCGAGGCATAAGGTCGTGCTTATAGTAGTTTACACTTCGCAGAAAGTATTGCCACAGTTCTCTGTCTACCGGCGGATTGTGCGCCATGCTCCCCTCCTGTATGCACCGCGGCTGCAATATGTATCCCCCCTTTATCATGTCTCCTAAATTTTTATCTTCGTCAAAGGCTTGCCAGGTATCTCCCATACCTTGCCATACCGATTGCTCACTGCTAACACCAATCCGTTCTCCCGGATAATCTCGCGCCCCTCTCTCGCGCTTATAATGCTATGGTAATGGGGATATATTATTTCCCATACTTCCGTTACATCATCCGGCATTCCCTTCGGGTTAACATAGTATTTGGCAATTATGAACTTCATCGTTTCTACATCAAATCACGACACGTGATGCACGCAAATTTTCTCGCTATGTACCGGAGATAGCATTTTGATTACAGGGCAATACCCTATCCCCTGCTCCACGTCTTGGATGAATCGGCATGTCTCGCATTTTACTTTCGCCCTCTCACCCATTTTACGTATTCTTCCTCCCTTTCTCTTCTCCACCATTCTAATAATTCCTCATCTTCTTTGGCTTCTTGCTCCCTTTGTGCGTTGGTGTACGAGTGGGCCGCAATCATTGCGATTATGGGAGACAATACGATGAACAGCAGCCCTATAATATGAGTACAGATAACGAATATTATCTCTCTTACCGGGTCCTTTTCGCTCCAATCCGCCCACTGCGCGAATTTGTCGAAGCACTTGTCTATTGTTTTGGGTTCTCCTTCCATGTCAGTATTCTTTATCCAGTTTTTTCCGTATTCTCGCCGAAGGCAGGACGGGATATTGGGATATGTCGACAAACAGCACCCCATCTATATTTTCGGCTTTTATCTTTCCTAATGCTATTCTTTTCTTGACGCCGTTATAGGTTATTCCGGACATCATGGCGTAAGTTTTCAGCCGGATCAGAACTTTCTCATCTTCCATCATTCATTCGTAATTTTTGCTACTATTTCGTCTACTTCCTTTTTTTCCGCCTCTTTGGCATCGACGCCATCCACATATATCGGATCGCAGGACTCTATGTCTTCGGAACTGGGAACGGATTGGTCGAATTTCAGCGCCGCCGTTATCTTGGGTTGCTGTTGGGGGTTGATCGGGCACCACTTTTTAATAATGCTTTTCAACACCGTCTTTTGCCCCATAGCTACGAAATCCGTTTGCCACAATCCATTCTCCCTGTAGAATGATTTGGAATACTTTGCCCCGTGAGTCTTGCATTCGTCCACCGTCATGTACAGATAGAAGTCCGCACCGGTCATCAGCTTCAGGTAAGAGACGAATCCGTTCAGTATCGACCTGTCCGGATTGTTTAGATTGAATCGCATGTCGCCCGTAAAGGGATTTATTGCCTCGATGTCCCCTTCGTACACGTTAGCCACATTGATACGCGCTACGTTGCCCGTCCTGTGGGCGAGTTGCACATATCCGTTCTTCATTATCTGGAACTGCGCGACTCCACCGTAGGGAACCAATGCCGCCTGTCCCAGATTGGTATCTATCGACAGATTCGTATACGCCGCAACCAAAGAGGACCGGATAATCGATGTGGGATCGGCTTTCATCAGCAGCTTATTGTTTGTCGTGGCCGACAATATCGACTGCATAAAAGAGGGTGCGTACTCCCCCAACATCATCTCGAACCGCTTTTTGGTTTCCTCGTGGAACAGCGTTTTTTTTAGCTGCGTTAAAAACGATTGAGAGGCTATATACGGAGATCTCGACCTTCCCATCGAGGCCCGTGCCAATTCTTTTTCAGTTTCCATAGCCGTTATTTTAGCCCTAACTTGATCTTGATCACTTCGGCAATAGCCATGTACTGCCTTTCGAATTCATTTCCCTGATGTGTCTTTTTGACTTGTTCCTCGAACTCTTCAATAGAACCCCGAAAGCATCCGCAGATGATTTCAACTTTCCCTGATTGAGTTTTATAGGCATGGGTGTGACGATTAGCAGACCCAAAACAATCAAATCCACAATGTTCATTATTATTTGACACCTTAGCATCGCCGGACACCTGAGCATTGCCGGACACCTTAGCATCGCCGGACACCCAAGCATTGCCGGACACCTGAGCATCGCCGGACACCTGAGCATTGCCGGACACCTGAGCATTGCCGGACACCCAAGCATCGCCGGACACCTTAGCATCGCCGCACACCTGAGCATTGCCGTACACCTTAGCATCGCCGTACACCCAAGCATCGTCGTACACCTTAGCATCGCCGGACACCTGAGCATCGCCGTACACCTGAGCATTGCCGTACACCTTAGCATCGCCGTACACCCAAGCATCGCCGGACACCTGAGCATTGCCGGACACCTGAGCATCGCCGGACACCCAAGCATTGCCGCACACCCAAGCATCGCCGCACACCTGAGCATTGCCGTACACCTTAGCATCGCCGCACACCTTAGCATTGCCGTACACCTTAGCATCGCCGGACACCCAAGCATTGCCGGACACCTTAGCATCGCCGGACACCTTAGCATCGCCGGACACCTGAGCATTGCCGGACACCCAAGCATCGCCGGACACCTGAGCATTGCCGTACACCTTAGCATTGCCGTACACCTTAGCATCGCCGCACACCTTAGCATTGCCGTACACCTTAGCATTGCCGTACACCTTAGCATCGCCGTACACCCAAGCATCGCCGGACACCTGAGCATTGCCGGACACCTGAGCATCGCCGGACACCCAAGCATTGCCGCACACCCAAGCATCGCCGCACACCTGAGCATTGCCGTACACCTTAGCATCGCCGGACACCTGAGCATCGCCGGACACCTGAGCATCGCCGGACACCTGAGCATTGCCGCACACCCAAGCATCGCCGGACAGGTTATCTTCTTTTTCAATATACCCACCAAGATCACCTACATCGGCATGCTTGATTTTACGCGTGCATTTGATTTGTAACAACTTAATACCAAACGCGTTGATTATAAATTTGTCCGTTAATTCGAAATGTTTGTCCATAATATTGAGTGTTTTAAATTTGTCCTTAAAAACCCTCCGGGGCCGTCGCGGATGCGGTGGGAGTGAATCAACCTAAAACTAACCTGACAACCTACGACAGGTAGGGATCATTCTTGAGCCTCATGAGGTCGAAGTCGTTGGCAACCTCACCTTCGGGCAAGTAGGTTTTCAAATCGGCCGAGACGATGAACAGTCTGGGCTCCTTGAAGCGACCTTCGTAAATCATCACGGATATATTCAGATTGCTATAAAATCTGTCCGTGTTGTATTTGATCGTAGCGCAGAAGTCTCCCGGATACTCACATGATTTGTCCTCGACCAGCATCGCCAACTGGTAGTAATCTTCGTTTGTCAAACGTATCATAATGTCTATTTAAATTTCAGCATTCTGTAACTCGATTCTACCGTGCATTCGCTGACTATGTTCGGATATTTCAATCTCAGCATTTCCGTATCCAGCTTTTTGCGGCAATAGGATTTAAAGGTGGCGATAGTGGTTCCCTCGTACTCCATGCTGTCCTGCTCTCCGAATCTTAGGATCATCTCGCCCTCTATCTCCTTTTTCTCTCGCTCCAGTACCTTGATCGCCTTATTCAGTTTCCCCAGACGCTCGTACCTCGAAAACATATCTTTCCCTACCCTCACGATACCTTCCTTGCTCTCCGGGTATGTTTCCCGAATGTCCTGCGCAGTGGTAGGTTCCGGTTGTTCGCCCCCGATTATGTGCTTCTGAAACCAGTCGGTCGCCTTGCGCATATTCGTGAGCGTCCAATCTTTATCGAAAGTATAATGTCCGTATTTAAGCTCTTTTCTACCGTCGCAAATGACCAGAAAGGCGTTTTTTCGGCCCATCACGGCCATTTGAAACTGGACCTGCGCATACCACTCTTTCGGAATGCTATCTGCGTCCATATCGTCTATTATTCGCTTCGTGTCTTTTATCTCCACCACCGGACGGTCCTCCCATTCCTGTTTGAATGCCTCCCGATCCGGCGAGCATTCCACGAAGTCCGGGAACTCGTCGTTGGTATACACATCGTATGATGCCGAGCGCTTTATAATCTCGCAACCGGTCTCGCTCTCGAACCATTTGGCAATCGCATCCTCCATGAATATCCCCCGGTGCATATTCGCGTTCATCTCATCGCTTCCCTTCGTCTTGCGCTCCCAATACTGCAAAGGCGTAACGTACTCGCTCAAGCCGAGTATTATCCCGAAATCCGAGCTGCCGAGAACCGGCCGGCTCTCCCTGCGCTCCAGCCATTCCGCTCTGGTTTTAAATGTCTCTTTCCGTATCATCGATTATCAATTTTATGTATTTCATTAGTTTTTCCTCTGAAAAGCCGAGGCCGTCGGTAAATGTGTCTTGCGTGGGGATATATTTGGCTCGGACTTTCCAACTATTTATGCACACTCCCCGCAAATGCCTGTCCCACGAAGGGGACACGCTTAATTCGATGTCGATATACATATCCTCGACTTCCTCGTCGTATTCTATCGTATACGTCCCCTCGCGCCCATATCGCAACTCTATTTTTTCCGCGAGCATATTCGCTATCTTGCACATATCCAGATCGTCGAATCGGAACAGCTCGTAACACGCCATACGCGTCCGTCCTCGCTTCATCATGCGTGACACAACCGCGTGCCCGTCATGGCGAAGACGCTGTACCACAGCACTCAGACGATGTACCCCGAACATTTCGGCCGCCGAAAATATCGTAACCGTTTCTCCGCGCTGCAATTCCTGCAAAATCATTTCTTTCTGTGTCATGTTACATTCCTTTGCATTCGACAAATTCCCCGTTCTTGAGCCTGTAAAAAGTGTTTACTTTAATGCGGTCGCCGTCTACCTGCGTACTTTTCACATCTATCACTTTCTTTGATCGGCACTCGGCCAACACAAGCCAGCATCCTAATGCCCCTTTAGCTTTTGAGCGCCATCCGATAGATATGGCGACAGACTGATCCCCCGAGACAATCGCCTCGGTGCCTTTTTTCGTAGTGACGGCTACCGATCTGTTTTTTTCGGATACGATGCTTTTAGATGTGTTTATACCTTCCCTAATGATTTTTTCTGCGGCCTCGGCAATATCGTCCAGCCCCATATCCTCAATCACACGCAATTCCGATGTATTTACATGGTGCCCCTGCTTGTCTGCCTTATTGTCCGGGCTTTCAACTCGGGAGTATCCGCTATCACATGGCGGATAGTACCTTAAAACATCCAGCGGATTATCGAAAAATGATAATTTGCCGCCAATTACGGGGCGTCGTGTGTAAACACGCCCAACTTCTAACCGTAATTTATTGTCTTTGTAATTTTCAAAACCTATATACCCTTCCATGTCTCAGATCAATAATAATGTTACAATAGCGCCGAATACGCATCCATACAGAAAAGACAAAACCCACGTTCTAACTACTTTAGAGGCTGCCGATTTTTGCGATCTGCTATCCATAAACACGGCGGACCTCTCGTCGTCCCATTCGGTCAGGCAACTGGCGACGATATCGACGGACTCCTTTCTGAATCGGTTACCCTCCCACTTCCCGGTATTCTCGTTCTTGGTGGGTCGGGCCATGAAGGAATAGACGTCGCCGTTTTTATCTTTTGAAAAATATATCATCATGGCTTCAAAGTATTTCGTAGATTCTGATTCGGTCGTTTTGAAAGTTGTAAAATCGAGATTCGGACAAGATCGTATCCTTTTTCTCCGATTCGGTGAGAATATTATGGCGTCGGAGCTGGTAATATGCCGAGTTAACCCTGAAAGGAGATTCTGGCCTCGGCCGGTCGTAATACTCCAGTATTTTTATCGGCCTGTTGCGGCATACTTGGTATATTCGGACATGGAAACAGGTGTTTTCTTCCGAATTAGTCGGCCGACATGTAAATACAAAGGTTCTCATGGCTCATTCAGGTTTTCCAGACGTTCAAAAATCCATCCTATGACCATATCCCTATCGCTTTTACATAATCGGCGGTCTTCCTCCACTTCTTTTACTAAGTCCCGCGAAACGTCGAACATATTCCGGTTTACATCGGTATCGAGGTTATCGATGCACTGGCCGTAATAGTCCAAAATACTCTCGTTCTTAAAGGTCCGCGAACAAGTGGAGCAACTGGAAACGAGCAGGCATATAATGGCCGTTAAAATCGATTTTCTCATAGTTAATGGATATTATTTCTGCTTGACATTCCACCTGCCGTGAAGTTTGGCAATAAGGTCTATATAAGACCCATATTCATCGATTTGCTCCTCAGAATAACCTTCAGCCTTCCCAATTTCGCGGAAATGCTTTTGCCACTCCGAAATAGTATGTTTTTTACAACCTATTTGGATAGCATCGTACCCCCAGTATGAAACGGAGTGCTGGGAGGCCGATATGAATAATGATTTAGGTACTTTGCAGCCGTAGCCGAGTTCGCAGTAGTCGCCGAGTTCGCAGTCGTCGCCGAGTTTGCAGTAGTTGCCGAGTTCGCAG